TGGCTACCCTATGCTATTCTTATGACAGCATTACTTGCATCAGCCGTGGGAAAAGTAATTGTGAAGCTACCTGCTGTACTGGTCTTATCACCACCAAAATCAAAGACAGCAACCGCAGGATCTCCTGAAGCTGTGTCGTTAAAAATCATGCACCCTCTAGCCGTTATGGTAGCGGTACCAAAAGTTAAATCAGCAAAATCCGTGAACGCTGTGGTTCCAGATGTAGTAGGCGCTACTTTAGTTAAAGTGCCCCCTTTTGCTGTGTAATTAGTACCCGTTGCCTCTTGGTTAGTGCTGTAAGCTGTAGTAGAAGCACTCATAGTAGCTGAACTGGTATAAAGAGCCAGTTTAAACGTATTACCGTTTGTCGCAAAATTATGCGTAGCCGTCATCAATTCACTTTTAAAGCTAGTACACATTGCTTGTGTTATTGCCATTATAGTCTCCTAATAATGTTAGCTAGGTCTTTTTGACCTTGTTTCTCTAATAAATTGCATATCGTACACATGTGGTTATTAACCGCTTGTTGCATATAATACGCAATCACCTTTTTGCATACTTTTTCAAAAGCATGAGCTTGTTCCCTTATGGGTGCAGGGGCTTGGTCACTGACAGAGATTATTTTCTTTGTGGCCATATCTGCCACTTCCTCTACCGTGTGCCCTCTGTTATCCGTTGTGGTAACACCTAGATTTCCAATTTGTGTATCTGATTCAAATGAAAACATCAGTATTTTTCAGGCTCCACAATTCCTTCTTGTACTTGTCCGTCGTGCCTTCCCACTAATCCTATAGGAATAGCTTGTTGCTTTTCAACCTCTGACCACCTACAAATCTTTATTTCATTATTAATCGTGTAAGTAACAAAAGGATCTTCTAATCGATGATACCCATACAATTTTTCTTGAACAGGTACGTCAGCATCTAAAAGACCAGACGTCAAAGCCACTTGAACAATGATACCTTTATCCATACATTTCGCCAACCAAAATTCACAACAACCACGTCCTTGTTCCGCAAAATAGAGGTTCCCCTTATAAGTAAAATCCGCTCCAAACATACTAATACCACCGACGTTATTCCATAGTGCAAAAGCTATAGCGTAGGCAATCGTATTATTGAAATACCCACAGTCTAAATCTGTGGCCACTTCTTCAATGGGGTACTCAATTAAAGCGGGGGCTCGTTGATCTAATTCACAGGTATAAATAGGATAATCAGCTACAGGAAGGGTTTCTCTCATCATTACCGTCATGTTCCCCGCATCGCCCGTATCAAAAAAACGACTAACTGGATCCATCACAAAAGCTCTATCGACTCTTTTTAAAACACCTATCATGGCGTTAATGGCCCACACCTCGTCAAACGTCTTACTGTGTGTAATCATTTTATGGTAGTCCAACTGGCTATTACCCATGGCAATAATGGCTATATTCTTACCTTCTAGTTCTGGTATTGGTTTCATGTGGTGGGAATGCGAACTTGGTCGTATCTGTATTGACTTTGTGTTCCTGCTCCCTCAGAAGTATTCTTTAATCTGCCAATGGCATCTTGGAAGCGTTGTTCAAAATTGGCCATTTCATTTGGATCTAATTTTAAAAATGTCGCTGCTTCTACCAGGGAACCGTAAAGTAAAGAATTAGTTGCATTATTTGATAACCACGTAGTTCCACTATCTCCAGCAGCCGTCAATGAAGCAGGTCTATAGAAATAATGTAGTTCAAAAGTATAAGTAGTATCTGGCGTCGGCGCCAAGATAAAGCTATCACTATCAAATTCTGCATAGTATTTAGGTCGTCCTGTAACTGAACCAGATGTTGTTGGTTTATAAGAACGCATAAAACTAACTTGTTTTAACAGCAAGTAATAATAGGTATTACTGGATATAACAGCCAAACTAAAAGGCGCTAAGAAATCCGTTGGCATTCCCAAATAGGGAGTGTCCGCAGAAGCGGTCCCTGTTACATTCTTTCTAAAATTATCCAACCAAACATTTTTAAGAATCCTTTCTTCTGCCTGCTTGATTATGACATCAAGATTGTTAACAAAAGTAGTTTCAGAACTATCTACATAATCCTGTATTGCTGTTTTTAATCCACTGTATGTAAAACTCACGATACTGGTCCTGCTGTTGCTGTACTCCCACCACCGGTTACATCCCCTGTGGTTGCAGTGCCGGTTGAAGTAAAGCTATATTCATTTGTATCCACAACCGTTATTGTATACCCACTTGCACTTTCAAGCACGGCTGTTGTAACTCCATCAAAAGCTTTAGTTAATCTAAAACGCACGGTATCTCCTGTGGTTCTATTGTGTTTAAATTCAGTAACAGAGATTACTGTATTTGCACCGGCATCGCCACTCCTAAATGGATTTAAAGGTAATAAAGCTTGTGCAGGTCCGACCGCGACAAAAGGACCACCTCCTCTAGCTCCCACTGTTCCTGTTCCTGAAACAGCAGTAAAAGTGTAAGTATCATCGTCTACTTTAGTTATTGAATAGCCATCAGGATCCTGTAGCGTTCCTGTAGTAAATCCATCAAAATCTTCTGTATTCCTAAAACGCACTTTATCCCCTGTCGATTTACCGTGATCGTCTTGAAACACTTTAATGACTGCACTGCCTTGGGTAGACAAAAGAGGGTCATTGGTCAGCATAGATACTGGTGCTGGTTCCGTACGATCTGGTCTTGGATTCCTTACCGCTTGAGGATCCTCCCCAATTGGAGGAGGGTCTAGTTGAGGCTGTTTAAGATCAAAGCACTCTGGACACGCCATAAAACCGTCCCATTGTTCTTTTAATTGCTTTAAGCGATAGCGTTGTCCACACGTATCACAAATGGCCCATGTGAGTTTCCCCGCTGCAAAGGCCATGTTAGATTACCAATCTTGGCGGTATAAACTTAGAGCTTACAGAATCAATATCTTCAAAAGCTGCTCTATCAAACTCTTCATCATATACCTGTTTTAATAGTTGCACTCTATCTGGCGCTCTTTTCATAGCCAAATAATAGGCAAGACCTGCTGTCATACACGGAAGGAATCTGAATACAGTCTCCATATTATTAGTGTAATCCCCAGCATCTTGCATTCTCGTCAACGCATAGTAATAAATTACATCCGTTGAATTCTCTGGCGTAGGGTATAAATAAAGTCTAGGTGTTATATGCCTTTCTAAAAAGAACTGACTTGGCTTACTTTCAGTAGATTTATTGGGGGTATACAAAAAATCAGATCGACTGATTCTTGTTAACTGATAGTCAACGCTATCACGTTGAATAACAGCAGACGTTATATCAATAATATCCGTACCTAAATCTTGGTAATTAGTACCTTCGGTAACTGTAAAATTACTTTTGGTAATTAACCATTGGTTTAAACCACGATTTCCCCATTCCGCTATTAAAAGATTTAATGAACGACGTGCAGTCTCTAAATCGTACCCAGTACGAAGTTCAAGACCGCACCGTTCATAAGCCTCTTCAATAAGCTCGTCTACACTAAGATCAAATGAAGTTGTTCCTGATGTGGCCATATTTTAATAACCGCCATAAGTTTTAGGTTTTTTCTTCCCTTTTTTAACTACACCGCCCTTCTTATAACTGTCGCTTTTACTCCAGTCATAACCTTCTCGTATAGCGTTTCTTCTGCGTGTTAATCCAGGCATTGTTTTCTCCTAAAAATATTTAGTTACTTTTCTACGGCTTTCCATAACCTTTCCACATCCCACAGCAATTTTAGCTTTCACCGGTTTCTTTGAAGAAACCTTTGCTGTTTTCTTGGTCATATCTCCTAGTTATGAGGTGCTTCGTAATATTTTAAAAACTCGGCCCAAACCGTGTATTCATTACCAGCATCTGCTGTAGAAGGTATAACTAATAGGACATCGCCAGTATAGCCAGAAGCCTCTGTGTTTATTAAACCACCTATATCACTGAAATCGAACGCATTGTCGTACGATAAAGTTAAAAAAGTAACGTCTGTCGTTGCGTCCCAATCTAGGGAAGCCGGGGCATCAGGGGCTCCGCTTACGGTGTACCAAATTTTATTTAGTGCAACGTGCGTGCATGAATTACCGTTTGTAGTCGATGTATTAAGGGCAGAAACATCAACCAATGTTGTGCTACTGCCACTTCCATCCGAGTATACAGAACAATACGTAACTAATTTCTTATCGAAATCATATTGAATAGTTGGTCCTGTGACTGCATCAGCCATGTCTACCTCCTATTAAGCGTCAGCAAATGGTGTTACTAAAGTTCCTGATCCTAACAACTGAGCTGCAACATGATACTTAGCACTTGCTATAGCAGTTACAACAACAATACTACCTGCTAGTCCACCTTTCGTTGAACCATTTTGAGTAATAACATCGTTAGATGAACCAGAAATAAAGGTCTTACCAGCTGCACTATCATCAATACCAGTATACGCACCACCAACAAACTTATCTGTACCATCGGTTACTATATCCATATCTGTAGCAGCAGTTACTACTATAAAAGTGAATTGGGCACCTAAGTTAGCTAATTGGTTTGGATCTGTTTTATCAGAAGGCTCTGTAACTACGATACTAGGAAGTGTAAACACTCCATCTGCATCATTACATAAAAGCGGTCTACCTGCGTGCGAAGCTACTGTAATTGTAGTATTAGCAGTTAAGCTGACAACAGAGTTATAACCTGCATTGATAAACCCAGCAAGGGATCTTACTGGACCTGAAAAAGTTGATTTAGCCATTTTATTCTCCTAACTAAAACTGTTATACCATCTTGGAGTAAGTCTGCCGAGTCAGTTGATATAACAAATTATCTCGGAATCATTTGAGTATAGCAGAAAAAGTTTTAAAGGGAATAGAAATAAAGTGCCGGGTTGAGTAAGAAACCCCCGGCGGGGTTCCATAATTACGTATTAGCCTTATGCTCCAGGACTACCAAATACTGCACGGGGGTCAGACCACCCGAACGAGTATCTTTCGCGAGCTTTGTACCTAACATTACCAGTGTCAAAATCAGCTTCCATCGAAGTTCTGATTGGTGAACGATCAAACATTTTGAATCCGTTCGGACAATCAGTCTTAATGAACCAAGCATCAGTGTCTGTTAGATAATGGTTAACTGTGTACCCTTCAGGGACCATGCCCATATTACGTACAGCGTTAATATCATTATCAGCAGTAGCTGTTCTACCTGGTGATTCTAACAATCTATCAGCAACGAATTGTAGCTCTTTAGGGATAATTAACTTAGTCCCTTGAAGTGCTACTTTTAAACCACGTTCATCAGTAAAGGCTGCTATATCAATTAGTGCTTGTTCCAATGAAGTTTCGCTCAGGTCAGCAGATGTTGAAAGCTCGTTACGCAAGTTAGGACCGCCCACAGTTGGGTGGTCAGTTGCGCAAAGTTCTTTCGTATCACCGCCAGGGTAACTTGAATTGAATGCTCTATTTAATACAGAAGCTCCTTTTACTTGCTTGGTATTAGCCATACTTCTTGCAAGCGCTCTGGTATATCTTGCTGATAATCTATCATACAAGTTATCTTCGACCGCCTCTTCTGTAATGCTAAATGCCAACGCGACAGTTTCGTGTGTGTAGCGTGACGTGAAAGCCTCTTGGGCTTGGTCAAACGCTACGCCTGCTCCTTCTGACTTAACCGGTGCGGTATCAAAGCCTGTTAACATTACCTCTTCCTCGAAAGCACGATCACTTGACTCAGTATCAAAAATTTCTTCTGATTCTTTATCGTATCTATCGTACTCAAGGCCGAATAATGCGTTCAAACCTGGAAGTAATTCTTTGACTAATTGCGCTCTAGTAATTGCCATTTATATTACCTCTTATGTACCAGCGACTGCACCGCGCATGTAATGCTCATTAATTAAAACAACTAAGTTTGCATTATCTGCGGTAAGGTCACCGTTTACGTCATCTTGGACCACACCCACAATTTTAAGCTGTAATGCTGCTGTAGTGTTAATGGTACTAGAGTCTAGTTCGCGAGTAGCAACACCAGTTGTTGTACTACCACCTATCCCTTCAGTATCAGCATTTCTGCCTATACATGTCTGGGCCGAAGCACCGTCCGCCTGAACAACAAACAATTGGTTAGGATCGTCATAGATATAAGCTTCTATTGCTCCACTTCCAAGTGCCGTTGTGCTGGCTGGATAGTAATTCTTAAAGGTAGGAGTTCCGTCAGTAGCAACATAATAACAGTGTGAAAATGCACCAACTATATTGGGCGAACTAACTGCTGCCGTGTTGATGTATCCACCACTAAATATAGTTAAGTCACCTTGAAAGATGCTTGTACCATATCCTGTGGTTACAATATTATACTTGTTAACTATTTGAACGGAAGAACCGGCGCTGTTCCCCTTATAGGGGTTTAAGCCAAAGGCTTTGTCTACATTTGCCATTTCTTGTCTCTAATTTCCAAGAATTAAAATCAAGAACCCTTATTCGGATGAACCTTGGGTTCCACCAATTGTTACGCGAGATTGTCTCTCAGGTCTACTGATAGACATTGAAGGATGTGTTCCATCTCTCATCATATCGTTATCTACAGCGTCCATCTGATTTTGCGTTTTATTCGCAAAAAAAGCATCTCGTTCCTGTACAGTCTCGATAGGAATCCTACATAGAATCAACCCACCAACTCCAATTACCCCTTCAAATTTACCTTCTTCCACTATCGGAGATTCAAAGTCTGGATATTCATCTGCTCTCACAGGTACCCAACCTTCTCTGAGTCTAGCCATGACATTCTTACGATCATCTTGGCCTCTGATCTCTAATCTCACCCAGCGGTGAACATGTCCTTCAGGGGGATTTGGTGCATCCAATGCGGATGGTGGCGCCCATGGTTTTCTCGCTACTTTCTTTTCGCGAGTTTGGGCTTCGCGTGGTTCACGACTTTCGTCGATTTTATTATTTTTCGTTGTCATTGTTGCTCCACGTTATTCAACATATTTCGCGTACTCTTCTAAAGGCACACCCAATTTCTTTGCTATAGTTACCTGTGATGGTGTGAGTCTCACAGTCTTGCGCCCAGCTTTTGCACTGCGCTTTGCAGGAGCAACCGCTTGAGCGGGACGATTCGCTTGAGGTGTTTCATCAAATTTATGAGGAAACTCCACACGAATTCGTTTATTAACTTCATCATAATACTCATTACTAGTTGCGTCAAACCCTTCATTGAGTAAATCTTGATGAATTACGAAAGAAGTCATGGTCATAGCCCTATCATTTCCGAACCAAGGGTTATCGTCAGCCCAAGATTGGGCCTTCGGATCTGGGTCTGGATAAGTTTCTTGTTGGGGCTGTGGCACAGTTTCTTGCGTAAATTGTTCTGGTGCCTGTACTTGTCCTTGTTGGACATTACGCTCTTGATTTAAAGCCTGTACACGTTGAGCTTCCACTGCAAGAGCAGCCAGTTTTTGTTGTGCGTTTACTTGTGCTTCGGTATCTGCCTCTTCGTTTGCTTTTCTTAATATATTTTTCGCTGCTTCAGTCTCGGCTGTTATTCTATTGGCTTCTGAAATAATGTAGTTACCATCTAGATTTTGCTTTTGTTGCTGTAAAGTTTGATTTTCAGTATGCACATTCTTTGCATACTCAGTGGCAGCTTGTTCTCTTCGTTCTGATTCTCTTAATTTTGCGGTTAATTTATCAATTCGTTTTTTTACATTTTTACTATATTCTTCGTGTTCGTCGGTTTGTGCTACTACTTCTTCTTTCTCGATTTCCACTTCTGGTACTGCTTCCGCACCACCTTCATCCCCTAATATAGGTTTGTCAGGCTGTTGCGGTTCAATAGGAAGTGAAGGATCTTCGTCAACATCAACATCTACTTCAGGACCTGTATTATCAATGGGTACAGGCTCCGTTGCAGCGTTGAGATTTAATTTATGCTTTGGCATGGTTCTTCTCCATGATTAAAATTGATGCAGAATTGCTTCTGGGTCTGGTACTGTAGCAATGATTTCATCATCGTTCAGTAGTTTTATTTCTCCGCCTTCTATGTGTATGCGAGAGCCTGCGTATCTTCCAATCAACACCCAGTCCCCCGGTTTACACCAAGGTCCGCTAGAAAATCTTTCTCCGTCGTAGGCCTGTGGACCTACTTTTAATACATAGCCAAGAATACTTCCGACTTGTTGTCTTTCTACGGTTTCATTCGTTAAGACAATACCACCCTCCGTTTTTCCTTGACCTCTGTAAGGTAAAATCATTATGCGCCAACCCGTTGGATCAGGTAATTTATCCAATAGTTTGGAGTCCAGTTTATCTGGATTTAATGTACCAGCATCACCTTTCTTTTTGCCGCTATCATAAACTTTTTCTAAAGCAGATTTCTCTGCCTCCGCTTTTTTCCATTCTTCTTCCATTGCTAATAAATTTGGATTAGGCATCGATTACTCCCTGATTTTTTAAAATTATCCGTATTTCTTCGCGAATGTAATTCAGCGCTTCGATGTTACCAGTAAGATTCCGATAATGTTCCCAATTTTTGACTTCTCCATTGGTCATCATTTCCTGGATTTGCTGTTCTTTTTTATCTATGGCGCGCGTTACAGCCGTCGCGAATTGTATTTCGTCTATGTCATTGTCTCCACGTATCTGAGGTTTGTGCTTCTTGTGCCATTGGTTCTAGCCATGAAGCTAAAGCTTGTGCGGGTGGTGCGGGTGCTTGCCATGGTTGTAAAGTAGGGGGTTGCCAAGGCGCTGGGACTGGAATAGTGGTTATACCACCAAAGTCCGGAACTCCGGCAGCGCCGTAAGGATCTGACTGATATTGTCCGCTCACATAAGGATTATAACCTATTGAAGGACCTGTCAACGTATAGTTCTGTGCCATCTCTGCTTCTTGAGCAGCGCGTTGTTGTGCTGCTGCTTGTTGTGCCGTTTGCTGTTCCGCTTGTTGAGCCTGCAATTGGGCGATTAATTCTCTTAATTTGTCTATTTCCGAAGGCCCTTGGTCCACGGGCGTTTCTTCTGTGACCACTTCTTCTTCGACCACGGGCGATGTTCCTCCGCCAACTGCTGCGTCCACGGCTTCCTGCACTGGGTCGGTTTGCGGAATACCTCCTTCTGGTACGGGAATAAACCCTTCTGGAGGTGTCTCTGCTGTATTACCTGTCCATGTAGTTTCACCTGTTGCAGGATTATAATATGGAGTCATCACAGCAGCACCAATAGGCATATCATCAATTCCTCCGCCAACTGCTGCGTCCACGGCATCTTGCACTGGGTCGGCAGTGGGAAATTTAGGAAGATAGGTTTTTCCTTTTGGACCGACAGTGTACCATCCACCCTCATCCTTACCAGAATAACTTATATAGCCCTCCATATCAGAATCACCAACTGCTGCGTCCACGGATTCCTGCACGGGATCCACTGGAACTGCCGGTTCTGCTATGTTTTGTGTTAAATCAGCAGCGGGAGGGGCTGTTGTTACTGGAGGTGTAACAGGTGCCGTCTGCACCGGTTGCATAATGCCTGTGTTGTAATCCACACCTGTTGTCGGCTCCGTTTCCGTAGGTAACATAGTTGGAAGCGGAGGAGGTGCAGGGGGCTTAACTACTTCTCTTATTTCAGGTTCCACGGGTCTAGGCATTGTAGTGGCTTGTACCGGTTGTGTAACGGGAGCCATAATACCTGTATTTGGAGTCGTCATTCCCGGTTCAGTTTCCACTGGAAAAGTGGGTTGAGGAGTTACTTTACTAATTGATTCCGGTACAACTTGTGCAGCCGGCATAGGAAGAGATACTCCCGTAGCTTTGTTCACGGCTTCTTGAATTGGATCAATAGTAGTACCAGGAGGGCCAACTGTTGTGTCCATACCCGGTTCTACCCCAGTCATTGTCGGCATTACCGGTGCGACAGTTGGTGGGGTAACAGGGGGTAAATCAGGTGTAGGTTGCGGTGTGGGTAATACGGGTTGCGGTGTGGGTGCTATTCCCACGGCTTTGTTCACGGCTTCTTGAACTGGATCCATGCCCGGTTCTGTTTCCGTTATCTGTGCAATTATTTCCTCAACGGTTTTAGGAGCTTCTGGCATCACTGGTGCAACAGGAGTAGGCCTAGTTGCAGCAGTCCTTATAGCCTCTGTTTTTAGTCTATCTTCCTCCTCCCTAGCATCTCGTTCTTTTTGTATTTGATCTGAGCGTTGCTGTGCTTGTGCCGCTTCACTTTCTTTAGCAAATTTATTTATTCTATCTATTTCTTTTTTCTTTTCTGGCTCAGCAGTCCAGCCTCTCTGAACTCTCAGAGCTGCATTATAATAAGGTTCATTAGGATTAGCTTCGATATAGGCTCGAATGTTATCACTTACTGCTTTTGTAATAGGATTTCCTTTTTTAGCAAATTCTCCGAGCGCCTTACTATATTTAATAGGATTCATTCCTCCTAATCCAACAATACCTCCCATCTGAAACTCTAACGGTCTATCAAACCTAGGTGGATTTAATAAATCTCTGGGACCCGTTACTTTTCCTATGTCTTGAGGATCCCCTGGTTTTTGAAGCTCAAGCTGTCCTCTTCTTTCTTTATAGGGGTCTTTTCTTAGTCTTGTTCTTCCAACTTTTGCATCTTCTCTAGCCATTTTACCTATACTTTGCGCTCGGTCTTTAACATATTGTTTAACTTTAGGATTCTTCAAAGCTGCTTGTACGGTCTTTGGTCCATATTTTTGAAAAGTTGCCCGTGCCCCATGGGCTAATAAGTATCTACCTACTGTTAAGGCAAAAGGATAAGCTAATGCTGCTAGTGGTAATGGCATCAGTCCTTACTCCCTGATTTCTTTTCTTGTCTAATGCGTTCTCTTTCCACGTTGGCCTTTAATGCTGCAATATCTTCCTGCGATTTTATCTTTTCCTCTTCGGATTGGTCCTTTTGTTTTAACTTGGCTTTATCCAATTGGATCTTCTTCTCAGCAATTACATTATCGTCTTCATTTTCCCTTGCACGAATTTCTAATTCCTGTTGCTTCAATGCTACCACACCATCATCAGGTGGGGCTATAACTTCTTCCAGTCTCGGCATAATAGGTTCAAGGATCTCGGCTTCTATTTGTGCCTTTAGTATCTCTTTTTGAGGATTAGGTGGGGGTGGTTGCATCATACCTCCTGCTTGCATCTGCGGAGGCATTTGTTGTGGCGGCTCCGGCATTTGCTGATCCGCTATGTTCTGTGCTTCCAACGACACGTGTTCAAAAATATGCGCTACCAACATGGATAATGCCATGGGGTTAGCCATGGGAATTCCAGTTTCCAAGAAAGACAGATGCACCTCAATGTGTACCATGTGTGGTTGTTCGGGAAAAGCAGTGAGAGGCGCACCCATCAAAGCCGCCCCATTCTCTTGGGCGGGATCCACAGGAGCGGGTGGTGGTGGATCGGGAACAAATAAGGCGTCAATGTTTTCGGAACCAAGGGCTTGATACATTCTGCGGTAAGATTCTTTAATATTGTGAATCTCAGGATTGCTTTGTACCAATTGTAATTCTTGTTGCGCTAAGGTAATTCGCTGACTCATGGAAAAGAAGTTGGGATCGCTAACGGGAACCACATCCACGCGATCGTCAAAGTCCGTTTGTTTTATGGCTTGGTCCCCACCAATTACTTGATAGGGATACACGGGGGGTAGGTACTCCGCAAATAGCCTAGCCAGTATTCTAAATTCTGTTTTTTGGGCGTAGTGCAATCTTTTATGGACGGCGGACATCACTCTAGTACCTTGTTCCAACAGTGCCATGGTGGTACCCACTGGCAGTTCCTGATTGCCTTCCCCTATTTGTAGGTTCGTAATTGACGCAAAGCGTTGTCCTGCTTCCACACAAAAACCGAGTAATTGCATGAGCGTGGCCGAAGGTTCTTTGTACGGCAACGGTACCAAGGAATCTCTTAAGGCGCCGCCCGGTGCGTCCACATCTCTGAACTCACCCGGTTCCAACGGAGTTTCGTCGTCCCTGATTCTCAGTCCACGGGCTTTAAAACCAGCAGGAAGATTCGCCAACGTACCGGCATCAATCAGTTGCCTGAGTGCGCCAGTCGCTGTTCTGGATAAGCCACCAATCATGTGTATTAGACCAAAGCCGTAAAAGCCAAGGCCGGGGAGAAATTTATAATGCACAAAATATTGGGCTTTATTCTTAAGCGGATCATCCTGCCGATAATTTCTACGGATCGCCAGTACCTCACTGGACTCTCTGTCTATGGTAATAATGAAGGGGAGGTGAAACCCGTCAGGGTCTTCAAACCCCGGTATGTCGGTAGATACGTGGAACTCTAATAGTTCGTACATTAGCTCATCGCCCACGGATTGAATGCCTTCGAGTTCGTCTACTTTTTCTTTTGGATCGCTGGCTATGTTAGTTTCCGAAGGCTGCAACGGCACATCACGGTAAAACCCCGCAAGTTGTTGGGTGCGTACTTCATTGTGGGTCATTTTGACGACGTGAGTAACGCGTTCACAAGTGGCTAGGTCACTGGCGGTATAGGGAACTACCAGATCTTCAACAGGGACAAAGGTACTGACCGCTCTTTGTTTGTTAACATCGTAGTAGACTTTCTTGAAAGCAGTCCCTGCCAACGGCAAATAGAACAACAATTGGTCCATTTCGGGGGTATATTCCTCCATGACCGTGGTAATTTGGTAGTTCATAAATTCCTGAACTCTTCTCGCCTGATCTTCCGTTTCAGGCGTTTCGTTCCCCATGACTCTGGTTTTCACCGGTCCTTTAGGGGGTAATAGCTCTTTAAAAGCTTGTGCTTGGAATTGGGTTACGGATTCAGCCAATAACGGGTGGGTGACACCGGAAGCGCCGGGAAATGGACGATCCCTGTCCTCATACTTGAAACCAAGTAAGTCCAATCCTTTGACATAGGCTTCTTCCCACTCGGATCTGGAACCTTTGTCTTCTTCAAATTCACCTAATAAGTTAACCGCAATTCTGCCTAGTTCGCCTTCGTCGACGAAATCAGCTAAGTTGGCATCAAAAGGAACTTCCTCCATGGGATCTTCATCCGGAAAGTAATTGATTTCTGCACCACCGTCGGACATCTCTACGGCAATGTCATTCATGCCGTCCGGAGTTAAGGGTTCTTCTATTTGAACTTCTGTTCCGTCTTCAACTTCCAGATCAATGAGATCCGACAACCTTTCTATGTTGGTTGGTACTTTGTTTTCAGCCATTTAGCTTCTAATAAACGCCTGTGAACTTGGTGCCTCTGAGAGCTTCTCCGCCACCACGACTTTTGCCTTTTCCGGCACCGGGCTTAGGCCCTTTGGAAGTAGCTTGAGTTTTCTGCTTTGCATAAGGAACAAAACCTTGGTCCTTTATCTTTTCACCTTTATCTGCCATTTCACGCTCCTAGTAATATTCTTTTAGCCTGCGAGGAACATTGTCCTGCATGTCATCGTCAGATTCTAAACCAATAAAGCCACCCTGTCGATAACGCATTAATGCTTGTGTGGTGGAATCCACCAAATCGTCGTAGTCGCCGAACGGAAAAGCTGCGCATTCCTCGACCAATTCCTCCGCCCACCGTGTTTCCGGGACGTACACCATGCCCGATTCCAGTAGCGGCGCCACCGCATTTACCCTCGCGATCTTGTCGTGGCCTTTACCGGGGGAATAGTTCACTACGGGGATGCCCGCTTGGCGTAATTCATCGGTTAACGGGAGTCCTGATGCTTTGGCTTCCACGATAATCGTGTCAGGATCCCAATAAGTAAATTGTTCGTACGCGACCCGTTTTAGTTCCGGGAAGTCCCAGCGTCCTTTTTTAACGTCCAACAAGAGCAACGCAGGTCTTGAAGAATTTTCATCCGGATAAAATACGCACCACGTGGTAATGGCTGAAAAATCCGACGTTTCTTTCTTTGTGTACGCCGTGTCGTACGACTGTATAACGTATTGCATTTGAGGCACGTCGTCGTGCTTCCATATCTTCCACCATTCCCGTTTTAAGATAGCCCCTTCTTCGGAAGTCGGATTCTGCATCCACTGGGCTTCCCATTTGCTGACGGGCAACGACGCCTTCACCCCTTCCAGTTCCGGTAAGCTCCAATACTCCGGCCACAGTGCGTTCCCGGTTTCAGGGAAAATAGCGGGGAATTCCACGATTTCCCACTGATCGGCGTGATCGTCTCCCTGTTTCGCTAAAAGCCTTCCGGTTAAGTCTTTTGTAC